GGGTGAGAACGGTGGGGTGAGAGGAGGGCAGCCAAGTTGGACGAGAGGCTGCACCGCCGCACCCCCCTCTGGGCTGCCGGACATCTCCCCCTCAAAGGGGGAGATGAGCGGTGGCTATTCGGCGGCCAGTCCGATTTTGCAGAAGAGGGCGACGCGCTTGATGCAACCTGATCTCCCCCCTTGAGGGGGAGACGTCCGGCAGGACAGAGGGGGGTGAAGCCATCTCAAATAGATGCTGCCGGCGGCGAAGGTCACCTCCGGTATGCAAATAGAACGCGCGCTCCAAAATCGAACAGAGAACAGAAAGGCCAACCATGCCATTCAACTGGCTGCGGCGTTCGCGCGTCGGAGAGACGACGCCGCGCGTCGAGAAAAAGGCGGCGACCGGGTTCGTCGCCTTCGAGATCGGGCGCGGCGCGCAATGGTCGGGCAGGGATTATGCGGGGCTGTCGCGCGAGGGCTTCATGCGCAATCCGGTCGCCCATCGCTGCGTGCGGCTGGTCGCCGAGACCGCCGCAGCCGTCCCCTGGCTCCTCTATGAGGGCGCGGTGGAGCACGATAACCATCCGATGCTCGACCTGGTGACGGCGCCCAACGCCGCGCAGCCGGGCGGGCCGTTCTTCGAGGCGCTTTACGGCTACCTGCTCCTCTCCGGCAACGCCTATGTGGAGCGGATCGAGGGACCGGGCGGCACGCGCGAACTGCATCTCCTGCGCCCCGACCGGGTGACGGTGGAAGCCGACAACGCCGGTTGGCCGGTTGCGCTCGCCTACCGCGCCGGCGGGGCAAAGCGCCTGATCCCGCTCGACGGGACGGGCGGGCCGCAGGCACTCCACCTGAAGCTGTTCCATCCGCTTGACGACCAGTACGGCTTTCCGCCGCTCGAGGCCGCCTCGATGGCGCTCGACATCCACAATGCCGCCGGGCGCTGGAACAAGGCGCTGCTGGACAATTCCGCCCGGCCTTCCGGCGCGCTGGTTTATGCGCCGAAGGATGGCGGCAACCTGACGGAAGACCAGTTCGAGCGTCTGAAGACCGAACTTGAGGACGGTTATACCGGCGCGGTGCGCGCCGGACGGCCGCTGCTGCTGGAAGGCGGGCTCGACTGGAAGGCGATGGGCCTGTCGCCTCGCGACATGGATTTCATCGAGGCCAAGAATGCCGCAAGCCGCGACATCGCACTCGCCTTCGGGATACCGCCGATGCTTCTCGGAATCCCGGGCGACAACACCTACGCCAACTATGCCGAGGCGAACCGGGCCTTCTACCGGCTGACCGTGTTGCCGCTGATCGACCGCACCGCGCGCGCCCTGTCGGCCTGGCTCGGCCCGGTCTTCGGCGGCGATCTGCGCCTTGTCCATGACCTCGACCGCATCGACGGGCTCTCGGCCGAGCGCGACGCGCTGTGGCAGCGCTTATCGGACGCGGCCTTCCTGACTGAGGACGAAAAGCGCGAGGCGGTCGGCTATCCGCCGCGCACGGTCGCCGGATGACGAGGAAGAACAACGGGATGGAACCGATGCCTGAATCAATGTCGCAGCGGCCGAGGGGCTTGGAGCGCAAATATGCGGGGCTGGCGCTCCAGGCGGTCGAGATCGACGGCTCGTTCTCCGGCTATGCGAGCCTGTTCGGCGTGCCCGATCTCGGCCGCGACGTGGTGGAGCGCGGCGCCTTCGCCCGCTCGCTTGCCCGCCGGGGCGTCTCGGGCATCCGCATGCTCTACCAGCACGATCCGGCCGAGCCCATCGGGGTGTGGACCACGATCAGGGAAGACGCGCGCGGCCTCTATGTCGAGGGCCGGCTGGCGAAAGGCGTGAAGCGCGCCCGCGAGGTACTCGACCTCATGCGCGAACAGGCGCTGGACGGCCTGTCGATCGGCTTTCGCACGGTGAAGGCGAAGGCCGAGGCCAAGTCCGGCCTGCGCCGCATCGTCGAGGCGGATCTCTGGGAGATTTCGGTCGTCACCTTCCCGATGCTGCCCGGCGCGCGGGTCGCAAGCGTCAAGTCGGCCGGCGGGCGGAAGCTTCCGACGGTCAGGGAATTCGAGCGTTGGCTCACGCGGGACGCGGGGCTGACGCGAGGCGAGGCGAAGGCGGTGATCGCCCATGGCTTCGCACGACTGGCGACCGGGCAGGATGCCGGGCGCCGCGATGCAGACAACCGCTTGGCTGGACGCATCCGCGCCGCCGCCGGGCTCTTCGGATAAGAGGATCAGGAACCATGGAAAATGCGATGAAGAACGCTCCCGAGGTGAAGTCGGCGGGCTCGGGCGACGATGTTTCCGCCGCCTTCGACGAGTTCATGCAGGCCTTCGAGGCTTTCAGGGAAACCAATGACGAGCGTCTCGGACAGATCGAGCGGCGCTTTTCCGCCGATGTCGTGACCACCGAGAAAATGGAGCGCATCGACGCCGCGCTCGACGAGCAGAAGCGGATGATCGACCGCATGCTGGTGAAGAAGGCGCGGCCGGCACTGGAGGCAAGTGCCGGAACGCTCGCCTCGCTCGAGCACAAGAATGCCTTCGACGCCTATGTCCGGCGCGGCGATGAACAGGCGCTGCGCTCCGTCGAGATGAAGGCGATGTCCTACGGCTCCGGCCCCGATGGCGGCTATCTGGTGCCTGACGAGGTGGAGACGGAAATCGGCAAGCGGCTCGCCGCCATCTCGCCGATCCGCGGCATCGCCTCGGTGCGGCAGGTCTCGGGCGCGGTGCTGAAGAAGCCGTTCTCGGTGGCGGGGCCGGCGGTCGGCTGGGTCGGCGAGACGGATGCGCGGCCGCAGACGGCGGCCGGGACGCTCGCCGAGTTGCAGTTCCCGACCATGGAGCTTTACGCCATGCCGGCGGCGACCGCCTCGCTTCTCGACGATGCGGCGGTCGATGTCGAGCAGTGGATCTCCGCCGAGGTCGAGATTGCCTTCGCCGAGCAGGAAGGCGCGGCCTTCATAACCGGCGACGGGACCAACAAGCCGACCGGCTTCCTCAGCTACACGACCGTGGACGAGGCGAACTGGGCCTGGGGCAAGCTCGGCTTCGTCAAAACCGGCGCGGACGGCGCGTTCGCAGCGAGCGATCCGTCGGATGTGCTGGTCGAGACGATCTATGCGCTGAAGGCCGGCTATCGCCAGAATGCCAACTGGGTGATGAACCGCAAGACGCAGGCCGTCATCCGCAAGCTCAAGGATGCGCAGGGCCACTATCTGTGGCAACCCCCGGCAGGCCCGGGCCAGAAGGCCATGCTGATGGGCTTCCCGCTGGTCGAGGCGGAGGACATGCCGGATATCGGTTCCGGCGCGACGCCCATCGCCTTCGGCGACTTCCAGCGCGGCTATCTCGTGGTCGACCGCATGGGTGTGCGCGTCCTGCGCGATCCCTATTCCGCCAAGCCCTACGTGCTCTTCTACACGACCAAGCGCGTGGGTGGCGGCGTGCAGGACTTCGATGCCATCAAGCTCCTGAAATTCGCAGCTTAGCACGTCACCGGAAAAGGTTCTCGCGATCCGATCGCCTCGATCGGATAACCCCCGCTCCTTCTTCTGCTTGCACCCCCACCCCCTACCCCTCCCCGCAAGGGAGAGGGGAGTCGCCTCTTCTTCCCGTCCCCCTTGCGGGGAGGGGTAGGGGTGGGGGTCCCGACTTTGACTGGGTGGGGGTGTTGCAGACGATTAGAGCAATTCCAGGAAAAGTGGGAACCGGTTTTCCGTCCGGAATTGCATGAAAGAACAATAGGATAGAGCGTCTCCGCAATCCAGGGAAAAGCGGAAACGCCCTAGCGAACGCGGCGCGGTTCGTCTCCTGTCGCGCCGCAAGCGGCCCCGGTTTCCCCCGCCGGGGCCGCACCCTCTCTCAGTCCCAATGGAATCTTCGCCCATGACGATGCTCCTTGTGACGCCGCCGGGCGTCGAACCAATGACGCTTGCCGAAATAAAGGACTATCTGCGGATATCCTCGGCGAGCGAGGACGATCTCCTGACCGGGCTGATCGCAACGGCGCGAGAGGCGGTGGAGAAGCTGACCGGCACCGCGCTGATCACGCAGTCCTGGCGGCTTTATCTCGACGATTGGCCGCGGCAGGGGATCGTCCGCATCCCGTGCTATCCGGCGGCCTCGATCACGGCGGTGACCGCCTATGGGCCGGAAGGTGATCCCAGCGTCATCGACGCGGGCGATATTTTCCTAGACGCCTCATCGCGACCGGCGCGACTGTACCTGGCCAGTCCAGCGATGGCGCTGCGCCCGCTCAATGGCATGGAGATCGACTTCGTCGCAGGATTCGGCGAGGCGGGAACCGACGTTCCGGACGGGCTGCGCCGCGCGATCAAGGTCCTCGTTGCGCATTGCTACGAGTTCCGGGGAGCGGCCTCGGCGCAGGACCAGCCGCTATCCTACCCCCCGGGTTTCGACCGGCTCATCGCGGCATGGCGAAGGATGGCGATCTGATGCCGATCGAATTCATCGACGCGGGGAAGCTCTCGACCGAGCTAGTCCTGGAAGCCCGCTCCGGCGAGCCGGATGACTATGGCGGCTTCTCCGGCGCATGGAGCGAGGTGGCGATGGTCTGGGCAAGGCTTGAGCCGCTTTCCTCGACCTCGATTCTTTGGGCGGGGCAGTCGCTGGACGATGCGACCCATCGCATCACGATGCGCTATCGCGACGGCGTGAAGGCCGGCACGCGCCTGCGCAAGGGAACCCGAACATTCCTCATCCGCTCCGTCACCGATCCCGATGAGACGGGCCGATATCTCATTTGCATCACGCAGGAGGAGAAATGATGAACCTCTCCATGCGCATGACCGTCGACGGCCTCGTGCGGGCGCTGCGCGGCGAGGCCCATGCCTTGATAGACGATCTCACGGTCTCGCCCGGGCGCAAATCCTCTCGCGGCCCGGCGGCGAATTCCGTGGCGTTCCGTAGCGCTCCGGCGCATTCTGTGACGCGTGCGACGGGTGTTGTCGAAGGCTTCCGATCGGCCCCGCGCGTCTCCGGCCAGGAGCCACAAACGTGAGCATGGCCACTCTCGAACTCCAAAAGGCAATCCGCGACGCGTTGAAGGCGGATCCAGGTCTCCTGTCGCTCCTCGGAGCGGCGAGCATCTTCGATGATGTGCCGCCGGGCATCCCGTTTCCCTACGTCACCTTCGGCCGCTCGACCGCTTACGACTGGAGCACCGATACCGATAGCGGGCGCGAGCATCTGGTGACGGTTCATATCTGGTCGCGCATCGGCGGGAAGAAGGAAACGCTCGCCATCATGGAGGCGGTCGAGAGGGTTCTCTCGACGGCGAACCTTGCCATGCCGGGCAACCGGCTCGTCAATTTCGCCCTCCAATACGAGGAGGCGCGCTACGAGGAACAGAATGACGGCTATCACGGTATCCTGCGCTACCGTGCCGTGACCGAGCCGCTCGGCTGATACTGCATTCGTCACCTAATCGGTTTCTTACCCACCCGTCCTCTCACCCCCACCCCTGCCCCTCCCCACAAGGGGGAGGGGAAGAACCGGGATACCCCTCCCCCTTGTGGGGAGGGGCAGGGGTGGGGGTCCCCACGCAAGAACCGGTCAGGGTGCCAAATCCAGCAAAAGTGGAACCAAACACCCAAAGGAGCCTCCCATGAGCGCCCAGCGCGGCAAGGACATATTGCTCAAGATCGACGATGGAACCGGCAGCTTCCAGACCTGCGCGGGGCTGCGCACCAAGCGGATAGCCTTCAACGCGGCAACAGTCGACGTAACCGACGCGGACGCGGCCGGCCGCTGGCGTCAGCTGCTGGCGGGAAGCGGCGTCCAGCGGGCATCCGTCAGCGGCTCCGGCATCTTCAAGGACGCGGCGTCCGACGCTGTCATACGCGAAGCCTTCTTCAATGGCGATATCCGCGAATGGCAGATCGTCATCCCGGATTTCGGCACGCTCGAAGGCGCCTTCCAGATCAGCGCGCTGGAGTATGGCGGCAATCACGACGGCGAGATGACCTTCGACGCGGCCATCGAATCCGCCGGCGCGATCACCTTTGCGGCCGCGCCATGATGGTGAACCGGCACAGGGGCGAGGTCGGCGCAATGCTCGACGGGCGCGAATGGGTGCTCTGCCTGACGCTCGGTGCGCTGGCCGAGCTCGAATCGGCCTTTGCCGTCGATGATCTGGGTGCGCTGGCGGAGCGGTTCTCAGGTGGCAGGCTTTCCGCGCGCGACATGCTGCGGATCGTCACCGCCGGATTGCACGGCGGCGGTCATTCCGTCACCGAGGAGGACGTCGCCCAGATGCAGGCAGATGGCGGCGCGGCGGGCTTCGCGCGGATCGTGAGTGAACTCCTGACGGCGACCTTCGGCGGGGAGGGCGCCTCCCCCGACCCTCGATAGAAGCGGCCGAGCCTCGCCGGCCTTTCCCCTGGAAGGCCGTGATGAGCGCGGGGCTCGGCCGATTGCGGATTTCACCCAGGGATTTCTGGGCGATGAGCCCCCGCGAGTTCGCCGCCGCGCTCGACCCGTCGGCGTTTGTCGGCCCGGCGCCGAGTCGGACCGACCTTGCGGCTTTGATGAGCCTTTATCCCGACCCATAAGGAGGAACGATGGTCGATACCGTCACCGTGGCGGTCGAGGCGGATACCAGCGGCTTCGACCGTGCCTTGAGCGATCTGCAGACGAAGTCGGATCAGTTCGGCCGTGTGCTGACCGGAGCCCTCAGGAGTGCCGTCTCCAGCGGCAAGAGCCTCGACGACATGCTGCGCCAGATCGGCACGAACCTCGCCTCGATGGCGCTGAGCCAGGCGCTGTCGCCGCTTCAGGGGCTCGCTTCCTCGCTCTTCTCCGGCCTTCTCGGCGGCATCGGCGGAGTCATGCCCTTCGCCGATGGCGGCGTCGTGCGAAGTCCCACCTATTTCGCCACGGGCGGCACGCTCGGCGTCATGGGCGAGGCGGGCGTGGAAGCGATCCTCCCCTTGCAGAGAGGCAGCGACGGCCGCCTCGGCGTTGCCACCGCCGGCGGCGGGCGCTCCGTCCAGGTGGTCGTCAACGTCAACACCCCCGACGCCTCCTCCTTCAGGAAGTCCGAGGCACAGGTCACCGCCATGCTCGCCCGCGCCGTCCAGCGCGGCGCGAGATCGTACTGAAAGCCGCTCATGACCGAGATTCGCTCCTTCCACGACGTGCGTTTTCCGCTTGCCGTCGCCTTCGGCGCGACGGGTGGGCCGGAATGGCGCAACGAAATCGTTTCGCTGACCTCCGGCATGGAACAGCGCAATGCGCGCTGGACACGCTCGCGCCGGCACTTCGATGCCGGCAGCGGCGTGCGCTCTCTCGCCGATCTCGCCGAGGTGTTGGCCTTCTTCGAAGCCAGGCGCGGCTCGCTCTATGCCTTCCGCTTCTGCGACCCGTTCGACCATGTCTCCTGCGCCTATGGCGGATCGCCCACGCCCGCCGATCAGGCGATAGGGACCGGCGATGGCGCGACCGCCGCATTTCAATTGGTGAAGGCCTATGGCAGCGGAGAACTCGCCTATCGCCGCACGATCAATCTCCCGGTCGCGGGAAGCATCCGCGTCGCGGTGGCAGGCGTGGAGAAGGCGGCGGATTCGGATTTCATCGTCGATCAGATGAGCGGCATTGTGACGTTCCAACCCGGCGCGATCCCGGCGGCAGGCGCGGCAGTGACGGCGGGCTTCGAGTTCGACCTTGCCGCCCGTTTCGTTGCGGACCGCCTGACGGCGTCAATCTCCTCCTTCAGGGCCGGCGAGATCCCTTCGATCCCCATCGTGGAGGTGAAGCTGTGATCCCGATCCCTGACGCGCTCCAATCCCATCTGCAGGGCAGCGTCACCACCCACTGCTTCTGCTGGCGCGTGACGCGAACGGACGGCGAGGTCCTAGGCTTCACCGATCATGACGGCAGGCTCGAATTCGATGGAACGGTGTTTGAGCCGCAGACGGGTCTTACCGCGAGCGAGGCGACCGGCAGCCTCGGCCTCGGCACGGATACGGTCGATGTCGAAGGCGCCCTGTCCTCTGAAGCGATTTCCGAGGCCGATATCGCCGCCGGACGCTATGATGGTGCCCTGGTCGAAACCTTTCTCGTCAACTGGCAGGAACCGACGCAGTATGTTCGGCTGCGGCGCGCGACGATCGGCGCGATCACTCGGCTCGGCAATGGCTATAGGGCGACGCTGCGCAGCGCCGCCGCCGATCTGGACAAGGTCAAGGGCCGCAGGATCAGCCGCGCTTGCGATGCGCAGTTCGGCGATGCGCGCTGCGGCGTCGATGCGACGGCTTCGCTCTACACCGGCGCAGGTACAGTATCGGCTGCACGGTCGCCGGCCGAATTCGACGCGTCCGGCCTCGAAGCCTATGCGGCGGGCTGGTTCACGCGTGGCCTCCTGACTTTCACCTCCGGCGCAAACGAGGGGACGAGGATGGTGGTGCTCAGGCATGTGCTCGTGGCAGGCGTCGCGCGGCTGACGCTGCGCGACGAACCGCCGATGCCGGTCGAGGTGGGCGACGCGTTCGATATCGTCGCGGGCTGCGACAAGACCTTCGCCACGTGCCGGTCCCGTTTCGGCAATTCGTTGAACTTCCGCGGCTTTCCGCATCTGCCCGGAAACGATGCGGCCTATGTCTACGCCAATGGCGACAAGACCTTCGACGGCGGACCGCTGGTGCCATGATTGACCACGTCGAAGTATCACCAACGGTGCGCCTCGTTCTCGCCGAGGCGGCCTCATGGATAGGTACGCCCTATCGCCACGGCGGCTCGCGCAAGGGGGTCGGCTGCGACTGCCTCGGGCTGGTTCGCGGCATCTGGCGAAGCCTCTATCGTGAAGAGCCGGAGGCGCTGCCGCCCTATGCGGCGGATTGGGCCGAGACGGGCGGTGGCGAGCCGCTGATCGAGGCGGCTCGGCGGCACATGCGCGAGAAGAGCGTGGCGGATGCCGCGCCCGGCGACCTCCTCGTGTTCCGCTGGCGGCCCGGCCTGACGGCCAAGCATCTCGGCATCATGGCGGAGGATGGTCGGTTCATTCACGCCTATGAACGCCACTGCATCATGGCCTCGGCCCTGGTGCCGCAATGGCGTCGGCGCCTCGCGACCGTCTTCGCTTTTCCCGACCTGCCCGAAGCAGCTTCGATTTAACCGGAATAATCCGATGGCAACGCTCGTTCTTCAGGCGGCCGGCGCGTTCGTCGGCGGCCTCTTTGGTTCGCTCGGCGCGACGATCGGCGGAGCGGCCGGCGCGATCGGCGGCTATCTCGTCGACCAGTCGCTCATCGCCTCGACGCGCCACATCACCGGCTCGCGCCTGTCCTCCATGCAACCGATGACGGCGGAGGAAGGTGCGTCGCTTCCCAAGGTCTATGGCGCGGCGCGCGTGTCCGGCACGCTGATCTGGGCAACGCGCTTCGAGGAGAAGAAGTCGACGAGCCGGGAGGGCGCCAAAGGCGGCCCCAGGGTTACGACCTACAGCTATTTCGCCAACATGGCCTTCGCGATCGCCGAAGGACCGATCGGCGGCATCCGCAGGATCTGGGCGGATGGTTCGGAGCTCGACCGTTCGGGGCTTGAGGTTCATGTTTACCATGGGGACGAGGCGCAACTGCCCGATCCGCTGATCGAGGCGAAGCAGGGCGAGAGTGGTGCGCCGGCCTATCGCGGCACGGCCTATGTCGTCTTCGAGCATTTCCCGCTCGCCGACTACGGCAACCGCATCCCACAACTGAGCTTCGAGGTGCTGCGGCCAGTCGGCGCGCTGGCGGAGGGTTTGCGCTCGGTCGTGCTCATTCCGGGCGCAACAGAATTCGGCCTGTCGCCCACCGCCGTGACCTGCAATCCCTCGGACGGCAAGACGCAGGCCTTCAACCGCAATGCGCTGAGGGCGGACAGCGACTGGATCGCCGCGCTCGACGAACTGCAGGCGCTCGCCCCGAACCTGCAGTCGGTGTCGCTGGTGGTGCCCTGGTTCGGCGACGATATGCGCGCTGGTAATTGTACGATCCGCCCGGGCGTGACCCATCGCGAAACCATGGCCGAGAGCGAGGCGTGGAGCGTTGAGGGGATCGGTCGGGCCGACGCTCGCCTGATCTCAACGGTTGACGAAAGGGCAGCCTATGGCGGCACGCCGTCCGATGCGAGCGTGCTGGCGGCAATCGCCGACCTCAAGGCACGCGGCCTGAAGGTGACGCTCTATCCGCTTGTGATGATGGACATTCCGGCCGGGAACGGTCTGCCCGATCCCTGGGGCGGCATGGAGCAGGCGGCCTATCCATGGCGCGGCCGCATCACCTGCTTTCCGGCGCCGCTCCAGCCCTCGAGCGCCGACCGCACGGGCGCAGCCGACGCACAGCTTTCCGCCTTCATCGGCGGGGCCATCCCGGCGAATTTCGCGGAGTCCGGCGGCAATATCAGCTATTCCGGCAACCCGTCCGACTGGGGCTACCGGCGGTTCGTCCTGCACTACGCCCGGCTTGCCGCGCTCGCAGGCGGCGTCGACGCCTTCCTGATCGGCTCGGAACTGCGGGGGCTTACGACCGTTCGCGGCGCGGCCGGCACTTTCCCCCTCGTCGACGCGCTCTGCACGCTCGCCGCCGATGTTCGCGGAGTTGTCGGTTCCGGAACGGCGCTGACCTATGCCGCCGACTGGTCGGAATATTTCGGCTATCACCCGGTTGATGGCACGGGCGACGTCCATTTCCACCTCGATCCGCTCTGGGCCCATTCCGCTATCGGCGCGGTTGGCATCGACAACTACATGCCGCTTTCCGACTGGCGCGATGAGGACTACGCTGCCGGAAATACCGACGGCTTTTCCGCGCCCTATGACCTTGATGCCCTCCAATGCCAAATTGCCGGCGGCGAGGGCCACGACAATTTGGCATTGGAGGGTTGGTGGGCGAACCCGCACTATGATCGAGTCGGCGGGGTCGAGAATGCCTTGCCGAGCGCATGGATACCGCAGAGCAAGCCCATCTGGTTCACCGAGCTCGGCTGCCCCGCCGTCGACAAGGGTCCCAACCAGCCGAACGTCTTCCTCGATCCGAAATCGAGCGAGAGCGCTGCGCCTCACTTCTCCGACGGGTCGCGCTCCGACCTTGCGCAGAACCGCTTCCTGCGCGCGCATCTGAGGCACTGGGCCGGAAGCGGCGACGGCGCCGCCGACCCGGCGGATAACCCCGTCTCTCCAGTCTATGGTGGGCCGATGGTCGATCCCGGCCAGATGAGCGTCTGGGCCTGGGACACGCGGCCGTTTCCTGAATTTCCGCTCGACCGGGGCCTTTGGGGCGATGGCGAAAACTGGCGCTTCGGCCATTGGCTCAACGGCCGCCTGAGCGGGGTGGCGGTCGATGAACTGATCACGGCGATTCTTGGGGATTTTGGTATTTCCGGCGCAACCGCACTCGCGGCCGACGGCTTCCTCTCAGGCTATGTCGTATCCGGTCCGGGTAGCGTACGCGATGCGTTGGATCCATTGCTCGGTGCATTCGGCATTGATGCGTTCGAGAGCGGCGACGGCCTCGTCTTCAGGAGCGACCGCAAGATCCCGGCCGTTGAAACGGCGCTGACGGAATTTGTGGACGGGGAGAGCCACGGACCGATCCAGGCAACGCTTGCAGATCGCGGCGACCTGCCGGGTACGGGCAAGCTCGATTTCGTCGATGCGATGCGCGACTACCAGTCAGGCGAGGAGACGGCCGAACGTGCCGAAGGGCGGGGGCAGGGCACGGACACGCTTCAGTTCCCCGGTGGCATCGAGCACGGCCAGGCGCACGCGCTCGCCGAGGACCGGCTGACGGCGCTCTGGACCGGGCGCAGCACGATCGCATTCGACCTGCCTTGGCGCGAGGCTGCGCTGGAGGTCGGCGACACGGTCGTGGTCGATGGTGGCCGTTATCGGGTGACAAAGCTGGAGGACGGTACGGCGCGGCATGTGGAAGGAAGGTCCGTCGTGCGGAACGTGCCTTTTCCCGATCCCGCGCCCCTGCCCGAAATCAGGAGCACCGAAGCGGCGTTGCTGCAGGGGCCGCCCTTGTTCAGCTTGCTCGATCTGCCTCTATGGCCGGGTGCGGAGGAGACGGCGGCGCAGTTCCGTATCGCGTGTTTTTCCGATCCCTGGCGGCGAGCGAGCGTGTTCGCCTCGCCGGAGACGACCGGGTACACCGAACGGGCGACCGTTCCGGATGCGGCGACCATGGGAGTCCTGTCGGCACCTCTCGCTCCTGCATCAGCGGCGAGCCGGCTCGACCGATCCGCGACGATGACCCTCCGCCTCTGCGGCGGCGCTCTCGCCCCGGTTTCTGTCCAGCAACTTCTGAACGGCGCCAATACGGCCTTCCTCCTTGCGCCGAGCGGGCGTTGGGAGGTTATGCAGTTCCTCGAAGCCGAGGAGATCGCGGCTGACACCTGGACGCTGAGCGGCCTGTTGCGCGGACAGCTCGGAACCGACGCCGAGGCCGCGATAGCGCGCGATGCCGGAGCGGCCTTTGTTCTTCTCGACGATGCGGTCGCTCCCGCCGGGCTGAAGTCCGGCGAGGCAGGATTGATGCTCAACTGGCGCGTCGGCCTTGCCGGACGCGACTTCTCGGACCGGTACTACACCACCGTCAGCGCTGAAGGCGGCCTGAGGGCGCTCGAGCCGCTGAGTCCGGTTCATCTGCGGGATGCGATCCAATCGTCCGGCGACGTGGATTTCACCTGGATCCGCCGCGGGCGGATCGATGCTGACAACTGGCTCGGCAGCGACATCCCGCTTGGCGAAGAGAGCGAAGCCTACGTCCTCCAGATATTCGACGGGCCGGCATCCGTGCGGACGGTGGAGCTCTCAATGCCGCAATGGACCTATACGGGCGCCGAACGCACAGCCGATCTCGGCGGCCTTTCGGCTCCCTTCGATGTCTCGGTGTCCATGATCAGCACCCGTTTCGGACCGGGCGCCGCAGCGCGGATTACCGTCACGCCGTAAGTTTCTCCGCAACCCTGAAAGGATCGCCGCATGGACGCGAGTAAGCCGTGGTATCTCTCCAAGACCGTTTGGGCCTCCCTCGTCACCATAGGATTGTCAGTAGCCGGCATGATCGGCCTGCCTACGGGAACTATCGACCAGGCAAGCCTTGCCGATACGCTCCTTCAGCTCGTCACCGCGGTCTCGGGCGTTATCGCCATCGTTGGCCGATTTACCGCCACCCACAAACTGGGTTGAGCCCGAAGGCCAGGGGGATGCGCGAGTGGTCGCGCATCCCGTCTGCATCGTCTTCCGGGACGACTATACGCAATGGGCGGAAACGGCCGCAAGGAGCAGGCATTCATTCCATGTTCAGTCACAAGAGGCTAGAAAGGGGATTATGAGATATCCGGTCCTTTCGCTTATTGCCGCCAGCCTCTATTGGGTAGCGATCGCCCCTGCGGATGCAGCCAGCTGCGCTGCGATAGGGCAGCAGATGGCCGCAAGCCAGGGCGGCACGCTCGTTCGGGCTGCGCCGGTTCAGGGTGGCCGCGCCTGCA